ATACAGAAGATGATTTAGGCTAGATTGGATTACGAAGAAAAATATGAACAGTTACAAGCACTTAAGAAGCTACGCAACAATATGGCTCTCTTCGGCAAACATTGCTTTCCTACAGCTCTTAAGAAGGCTACACCCCCATTTCATAACGAAGTTTATGCAAATTTGTCAGATGATGAAAAGTCTAGGGTTTTAATAGCTGCTCCTCGTGGAACTGCTAAGTCTACTGTTACTACACTTATATTCCCTTTATGGAAAGCGGCATTTAAAAAGAGCGATGAAGATTTATTTATAGTTATTATATCAGAATCACAAGCACAGTCTATTAATTTCTTATCCAGGATTAAATATCATTTAACTCATTCGGATAAGTTTAGAGATGTATTTGGCGATTTAGGACCTAATACTGCTAGAAGATGGACTCATACAGATATAGTCCTTGCTAATGGTACAAGAATAATAGCTGTTGGTACGGGACAAAGAGTTAGGGGCTTTATAGAAGGTGATACTAGACCTAACTTAATTATAGTAGATGACTTTGAATCAGAGTTAAATGCCTATACTCCTGATGCAAGAGCTAAAAACAGGAAATGGATGACGGAGGCTGTGATACCGAGTTTGTCAGATGAAGGTAGAATTGCTATGATAGGTACGGTAATATCAGAAGATTGCTTCTTATGCTGGGCTAAAGAGTCAAGTGCTTGGAACGTCTTATGGTATGCTATATGGGATGACGATGAAAAGAGTATCTGGCCTGAGAGATTTCCCAAAGACAGGATATTGGCCATAAAGGACGAGTTTTCGTCCGTAGGGAATATAAATGGATTCTATCAAGAATACATGAATATAGCCCAATCTCCTGATGATGCACCTTTTCAACCAGAGTGGATTAAAATTCATCACTATGACTACGAACGCGTACAAGGACAGAATGTTCTTATTAAAAATAAGGGGTTAGAGAATGAAAAAACCAAAGCTGTTGAGCTTTATACTGGAGTGGACCCTGCAAGTTCTCTGTCTGCTAGGGCTGATTATTTTGTCATCGCTACTATTGCGATTGATAACGATAATAATAAGTATATAGTAGATATATTTAGGGATAGAATATCTCCAGCAGAACAACCACAGAAGATTATAGATACTTATAAAAAGTTTAAACCTAGAAGAATTAAAGTAGAGACTGTAGGATATCAAGAAGCTTTAAGGACTGCTGTAAGAGAAATAATGAGAGAAGAAAATTTATATATACCAGGTTTGGAATCTGGTGTCAAACCAAGAAACAGTAAATCAGAAAGGTTATTATCGCTAGTACCATTGTTTGCCAAAGGGACTTTTTACTTTAGACCAGAGGATATTAAAGCTCAGCAAGAATTCTTATCCTATCCAAAAGGGAGAAATGACGATATAATGGACGCTATATGGACTGCTTTGAATGGAGCAAAACCATGTAGAATTAAAGAATTTGAGAAATTATCTGATGAAGAATGGAAGAAACCAAATAAAAACCTTGATTGGATGACAATGTAATGCGTAAATTAAGATGATGGATAATAAGAAAAAGAGCGTCATTGACGAAACACTTCAATTATTTGACGATTATTCTAGCAAAAGAGATAATTGGGCTCTTCAAGCAAAAGAAGATAAAGAATTTAGATTAGGAAAGCAGTGGACTGCTAAACAAAGAGAATCTCTTGAAGGAAGAGGGCAAGCTCCTATTGTTATCAATCGAGTTCACCCAGCAGTAGAGTCTGCGAAGGCTATGCTTACTGCTAATAGGCCTTCCTTTAGATGCGCCCCTAGAGAAGATTCTGATAATAAAGTAGCCACTGTAATGAGTGCTCTGCTTACTTATATGTACGACATATCAGATGGTAGAAGTGTTGTTAGGCAAGCTGTAGATGATTATTATACTATGGGCATGGGTTTTATACATGTCTATCAAGACCCTATGATGGATATGGGCAAAGGTGAGGTATGCTTTCATGACGTAGACCCATTAGATGTATATGTTGACCCTAATAGTCGACATAGGCTTTTTGACGATGCAGAGAATATAATTATATCTAAACTATTTACTAAAGACCAAGCTAAGCAACTCTATCCAATGTATGCAAAAGCTATTGATAACGCTGATTCAGATTCTGGAAACAGAGTAGATTTTAATAGTCCATGGACCGAACGCGAAGATGATGGTGAAGTTACATTTCCAGAAGATGTAGGTAGAGTAAATAATCAGGAATATGTAAGAGGATATGAAAGATATTATAAAGTTGATGTAACTGAGTATAGAACTTATGAAAGATTTTCAGGAAAAGAAGAACTATTAAGTGAAGAGCAGTATGAAGTATATTCTAAAAGACCTGCTTTTATTATACAGGGCCAAATAATTACAGACAATGAAAAGGCTAATAGTTTATATAATCAAGTATTTAAACATAGAGCTTCTGTTATTGCTAAAAAAATAGAAGAGTTAATGTATGCTGGATATAATGAAGATGAAGCTGAAGCATTAGCTGATGAAGAGATTCCAAAAATTGAATTTGAAGAGATAACTTTTGAAAGATTGATGATTGATAAGCAAATTGAAGTTGTTAAGATTTCAAGTAAAAAAGTTAAACAATGTGTTATAATAGGGGAGACTCAATTATATTCAAGAGTACTGCCTTTAGACAAGTATCCTATTATTCCACTAATGAATGTTCATACTAGAACTCCTTATCCTGTATCGGATGTTAGGATGATTAAAGGATTACAGGAGTATATAAATAAAACACGCTCTTTGATAATTGCTCATGCTACTACTAGTACAAACACTAAAATACTTGTACCAGAAGGTAGTGTTGATATGAAAGATTTTGAGGAAAAATGGGCTCAACCTGGAGTAGCTATTCCTTATGACCCCACAGATGGTGCCCCTATGCCAGTTCAGCCCACTCCTCTACCTAATGAGTTGTATCAAAATGAATTAGCTGCTAAGAATGATATTGACCATGCTTTAGGATTGTATGAGATGATGATGGGAAATTCTCAGAATGCTCCTCAAACATATAAAGCAACTATAAGTATAGACGAATTTGGCCAAAGAAAAATGAAATCTAAACTAGCAGATATTGAAGCAAGTTTAACTAGGGCGGCTCAAGTTGCTATTCCTTTGATTCAGCAACTTTATACAAGTGAAAAGATATTTAGAATAGTTAATCCTAATAATTCTTTAAGTAAGTACGTTATTAACAAGAAGTTAGTAGATGACAAAAGTGGGGAAATTAAAATTATTAATGATATTACTATAGGTAAGTATGATATTATAGTAGTTACTGGTTCTACAATGCCAAGCAATAGATACGCAGAACTTGAGTTTTATATGGATGCATATCAAAAAGGTATTATTGATAGACAAGAAGTTCTTAAGAAGACCGAAATATTTGATATGGAAGGTGTAATGGAAAGAACTGATGTAATTGCTAAATTGCAAGGGAAATTAGAACAAGCAGGACAACAAATTAAACAGCTTAAAGGTGATTTACAAACAAGAGATAGAGAAGCTGTTAATCTTAGAAAGAAAGTTGAAGTTGAGAAGTTTAAAGGAGACCTCGATGGAATTAGCAATAGAGCTAAAGCATCTGGAACTATCTATGAAAAACGACTTGATGACAACTTAGCCACGGTGAAGTCTCAAATAAGAGACGCTTCAAAACAAGCAGGCTCACCCTCTGGTGGCAAAGAGGCAGCTAAAAGGAGAAGGAAATAATGACACAAGATAATATACAACAAACAGATACCCCTCAAGAAAAGACTAATCAAACTCAATACAATTCTTTAGAAGAAGCTGTATTTGGAGGAAATGATATAGTGAATGAGGGCTCTAATGACGATACATCAAGTGCTTTTACTAGTGGGAATGAAGGAAATACCGAAACAGCTCCAGAAACAATTGGACAACCTCAAGTAGGTACGCAAGAAACAGTTCAACCAACTCAAAATCCTAATGATGAAAACCGATATCAATATTGGCAATCTCAGGCAGATAAGTATAAAAATGAGTTAGATACTATAAAGCAAACGCAACAGCAAGCTCCTGCACAGCAGCAAGTTCCTGTTGAGAATGCTGAATCTTATGTTGAAGAGTTTCCTGCAGCTCCAGCAAGACCACAACAACCTAGAGCTTTTAATAGAGAGGAAGCTTATAGCGACCCATCTAGTGAAAGTGCTAGGTATTTAGATGAATTAGAGGGATGGCGTGATAACATAAGTGAATATAATTCGCTTAAATCTCAGTACCAAACAGCTGTTATTGAAGATAAATTCAATAAGATGGAACAGTCAAGAGTTAATGATGCTAAAAGGCAACAAGCAGCTCAACAAAAATCTGCTCAAGAAGCTGAAATAAAGTCTCATGTTATGGGGCACTATGGTATGGATGATGGCCAAGCAAAGGATTTTATGTCAAAAATGTCTGACCCTAATTCAATAACTATTGATAATCTAGTCCAATTATATAGGCTCCAAAATAGTGGTAGTCAGCAACAGCAGTCTGCCTCAGTACCAGAGCCTAGTCAAACTTTTACTCAAACAAGAAATGCTCAGCAAGTACCATCTCCTATGGGAGTCATGCCTTCTGGAAATTCTAACGTTGACGGT